GTTATGAGAATCAGCATGCTGAAATATACACTACTGAATCTTCAGACAGAGCGTTTGAAGAAGAAGTTATGTTATCAGGTTTCGCAAATGCACAAGTTAAAGCTGAAGGAAGCGGAGTATCTTTTGACAATGCTCAAGAGACTTACACTGCTAGATACAGTCACGAGACTGTAGCTCTTGCCTTCGCAATAACTGAAGAAGCAATTGAAGACAACTTGTATGACAGACTTTCAAGTAGATATACAAAAGCACTTGCTAGATCTATGGCGAATACTAAACAAGTTAAATCTGTTAATCCATTAATCAATGGACTACCAGGCGGTACGTTCACTTCAGGTGACGGTGTTACTTTAATTAACACTTCTCACCCAACGATCGCTGGAACTGTATCTAATACTTTAGCTACAGCGGCTGACTTGAATGAAACTTCATTAGAGCAATCATTAATCGACATTGCTGCAATGACAGACGAAAGAGGTCTGAAAATTGCTGCAAGAGGATTAAAAATGATTATTCCTTCTGAGTTACAATTCACAGCTGAGAGACTTATGAAGTCTCAAGGTAGAGTTGGAACAGCTGATAATGATGTAAACGCAATTGCGTCTATGGGAATGATTCCTCAAGGTTATAGAGTGAACAATTTCTTAACTGACACAGATGCTTTCTACATTATGACAGATGTACCAAACGGTATGAAGTACTTCGAAAGATCGCCAATTAAAACGGCGATGGAAGGTGACTTCGACACTGGTAACGTAAGATACAAAGCTAGAGAAAGATACTCATTTGGAGTTTCTGACTTTAGAGGTATTTTTGCATCACCAGGAGCATAATAATTAATAAATTTGTGGCGGGACATAGTTCCGCCACATTTAAACCTCACAATAAAAGAGTTATGAAAAAATTTATAGTTACGATAAACGCTTACGCACACTACGCAAAATTTGAAGTAAAATCAGAAGATTCCCCAACATCACTAGAAAATGCAATCCTTGACAAACTAGGAGAAAATAGTATAGTTTGGGAAAAAACGGGAATGTTTAACTCGTTAAACAGAATAACCTATGAGGAGGTTATCGATGATACAAGACCTATACAAAGCAAAAAGGTCCTTGGAGTTGAAGTGGGAACAGGAGCATCTGGATAACAACAGATACACTCTTGAGATGGTTAGAATTGACGATAAAGTCAAAGAGATCATCACAAAGATCAAGCTAGAAGAAGCTCAGATCGCCCATAGACAGAACACAGTTGAAGGTTCTGCTCCACAAGTTTCAGTAGCTACTTAATAAAAAGCTACATCGTTGGAAAAAATCCACTCCACATTACAGGCTCTCTTGCACTCTACTAAAAACTAGTATATAAAAACCATAACTATACAATTAATTAGAACATAGACGCGTATAGTCGACGGCCTAGAGACTATGTTCGAAAACTAGGAGGATATAATTATGGCAAATACTACATTTTCAGGACCAGTCCGATCAGAGAATGGTTTTGAAGTAATCGATAAAAATACATCAACAGGTGCTATTACATCTACGATGAGTCTTAAAGAGTTCACTGCAACTATTACAGTTGCAAATGGTGACACTACTGGAAAAGAATCATCAATTCAAATTCCTACAAACTTTATTCCATTAGGAATTGGTGTTGTAGTAACTACAGCTGCAGTTAACGCTGTTAACTTAGTTGATATTGGAACAGATGCTGACACAGACGGTTATGTTGACGGAGCTTCTTTAGCTCTTAATACAACTGGTTGGAAAGGTTTCTTAGGTTGCAATGGTGTACTTGGTATGTCTGGTTTTGCACCAGGTGTAGCAGGATTAGCTGGAGACGAAGTTGAATTAGTTGTTTCTGGAGATCCAGGTGGAGATACTGTAATCGTTCTAAAAATATTTGGAATTGATTCAACATCTGATACACAATAATAAATAATTAGTGTGGGGCTTCGGCCCCACATATTAATTTTAACGGAGAATAATATGGATTCAGATCAGAAAACATTAAACATGGCAACAGTTGGAGCCAATACATTAGCAAGAGGAGCTAGAACTAGAATTACTTCTATACAAGCAAAAGGAATAGCTAGTTCTACTTTAATTTTGTATGATTCAAATGATGCAAGTACGCCAGGAACAGCAGTAGCTACATATAATTATGGCACTGAAGGACTAGAAGTTTATGTTCCAGGTTCAGGTATCAAGTTTGAAAATGGTATTGTCTACAATTTAGCTGGATCAGGCGGAAGCGTTACAGTAACTATAACAGGAGCGTAAGCTCATGGCTAATACAACTTCGGGAACAGCAACGTTCGATAAGACTTTTGCTATTGATGAAATAATAGAAGATGCTTACGAAAGAATAGGTATGCAAGGTGTATCTGGTAATCAGCTACGTACTGCAAGACGTTCTTTAAATATAATGTTTCAAGAGTGGGGAAACAGAGGACTTCATTATTGGGAAGTTGCAAATAATTCTATTACATTAGTTGATGGTCAATCTGTATATACTATGTTTAGATCTACTGGAGATGGGACTTCAGATGCCACAGCAGTTTACGGTGTGGATGATGTATTAGAAGCTTCTTATAGAAATTCTTCAAATATTGATAGTCCCCTTACAAAAATAAACAGATCTACATATCAAGGTCTTTCAAATAAAACATCTGAAGGGGCACCAACACAATATTTTGTTCAAAGATTTATTGATAAAGTAACTATTACTTTATATTTAACACCAGGTTCATCCGAAGCAGGTAATAAAATTAATTATTATTACGTTAAAAGAATTCAAGATGTTGGTAATTATACTAATGCAACAGACTTACCATTTAGATTTGTTCCATGTATGGTATCTGGTTTAGCTTTTTATTTAGCACAAAAATTTAATCCTCAATTAGTGCAACAAATGAAATTGTTATATGAAGATGAATTAAATAGAGCATTACAAGAAGATGGTTCTTCTTCAAGTTCTTACATAACACCTAAAACTTATTATCCAAATGTCTAAACTATCTAGAGGAAAATATGCAAAAGCAATATCAGATAGATCTGGTATGGAGTTTCCTTATAATGAAATGGTTAAAGAATGGAATGGAGCCTTTGTCCACGTTTCAGAATACGAGCCTAAACAACCACAATTAAACCCTACTAGATACAGTGGAGATGCGCAGGGATTATTAAATGCAAGACCAGATAGAAAAGAATTTCCAACACAAGATTTTTTACCAAATAATCCTTTTACAACAGCTTCAAATACTACATTAAAAATTAGTTTTCCTAATGGTGATTTATCTGTAAATGATTTTATTAGGTTTCAAGATGTAAAATTTCCAGTTGGTGGTGTTGCAATAAATACTTTACAACTATCTACTACTTTAAATGGTAATATAAGTAATTCAGCTACTACTATAAATTTAACAGATGGATCTCAATTTCCAACTAGTGGTTTTATAGTTATTGATAAAATCGATTCAGACACAGGTCTTTTTGTAAACGAAGTTATACAATATACAGGAAGATCTACACACCAGTTAACTGGGTGTACTAGAGGAACAAGCTGTTCTTTTAGAGGACTTTCTCCCAAAAAAACAACTGCTACATCTCACTTAAGTGGAGCAAAAGTTTTTGGATCTTATAAAGTTGTATCTTTAAATACAACTACTCAATCTGGTGTAACTACATTTGATGGTGTAAATGTTACTTTAACTAATGCAGCTACAAGCACAGAAACAAATGGTGGTTTTCAATGTACAATTGGACCAATTAATGATAGAGCTTAATTATGTCAGGATTTACTTACGCAACATTAACAACAGCAATTCAAAGTTACACTGAAACAGATACAAATGTTTTAACTGCTACTATTACAGATCAATTTATTGAAAATGCAGAACTTAGAATATTAAGAGATGTTCCGATTGATGCCTATAAAAAACAATCAACAGGTAATTTAGTTACAGGTCAAACAACCATAAATGTTCCTGCTAAAACTTTATTTGTAAAAGGTGTACAAGTCTATGATTCTACTTCTGCATCAACAGGNACAAATACTTGGTTAGAAAAAAAAGATGAAACATATTTACAAGAATATATTCCCGCAGAAACTTCAACAGGTAAACCAAAATACTATGCTATGTTTGGTGGAGCAACGGGTGTATCAGATACTACTTCAGGAAGATTATTTTTAGCCCCTGCACCAGATAGCACTTATGTGTTTAAGATACACTATGAAGCTATTCCTACTGGATTATCTGGTTCAAATACAACAACTTATATTAGTCAATACTTTGGAAATGGTTTATTATATGCTTGTCTAGTTGAAGCATATGGGTATTTAAAAGGACCAATGGATGTGTTGACATTATATGAAAATAAATATAAACAAGAAGTAGAGAAGTTTGGTTCAGAACAACTCGGTAGACGTAAAAGAGATGACTATACGGACGGAACAGTTAGAATACCAATTCCATCTAAGTCACCTTAATAGGAGATAAATTATGGCAATAACATCGGCAATATGTTCAAGTTTCAAACAAGAACTTTTACAAGGAAAGCATGACTTTCAAACATCAGGTTCTGGTGGTCATACTTTTAAAATAGCNTTATTTACAAGTTCAGCATCTTTAGGTGCAGCAACAACTGACTATTCANCTTCAAACGAAATTTCAAATACATCTGGATCAGCATACTCTGCGGGTGGTAAAGCATTAACAAACACAGGAGTTGGTTTAACTTCAACAACTGCGTTTACAGATTTTTCTGATATCTCATGGACATCAGCTTCATTCACTGCAAATGGTGCAATGATTTATAATACAACAACAGACGGTGGTTCAAGTACAACTGATGCTGTTTGTATTATTGCTTTTGGTTCTGATAAAACTGCAACTAACGGAACTTTTGAAATACAGTTTCCTGCAAACGATTCATCAAACGCAATCATAAGATTAGCATAAGGAGGGTCCAGTGCCCGACGTTTCTTCTGGATGGGGCCGATTAACCTGGGGACAGGCTAATTGGAACGAAGCTACAACTTTAAAACAAGGTTGGGG